AATCAGCGGCCGGTACAGACTACGACGGACCTGGCGGGATTTTGGGAGCGGCTGTATCCGCAGGTGCGGCGGGAATTGATGCGCAGGTATCCTCGGCATGCCTGGCCGGAGAAGGTTTAGGCGGCACGGCGCGAGTGCCACTCGCGCGCAGACTGCCAGTCTGCCCCACATCGCGGCACAGAGTGCACGGCCGGTTCGGTGTGCCCTGAAAGTGGGTGACACGATTTTTCAACTTTTTTGACTTGAGTTATCAATAAGTTAGCTCCCATCTGGATTTTGTGCTGATTTTGGGGTGCTAGTTTCGAATCGGGAAAAGGGTTCGGGAACAAGTTCCCCAAGAGCCTCGCGAATAGCGAGGCTTTTTCTTTTATGCGGAGCTGATTCATGGCAAAGGGAGCGACGAAGGGTCGAAAGAAGGCAGGTCAGAAGGCCGACGCGTCGGACCGGGAGACCTGTCCGACCTGCAAGAGGCGACATCACGACGGAGCCGCAGCAATGCTGGAACAGATGTTGGAGAAGGTATCGGACCAGCTAGCCAGGGCTGAAGTCAAACCGACGATTGGGGAATACCTTCGATTGCTGCAGTTTCGCGAAGAGATCAGAGATGACGAGCAGCCGAAGGAGATCAGGGTTACATGGGTAGAGCCGATGGAGAGATCCGAAGGAGAGGAATAGCGTATGATCCTCTGCCATCGCAGAGGAGGTTTCACCGGTCGGCGGCGCGGTTCAAGGGGTTCTCGGGGCCGATCGGAAGCGGCAAGAGCCAAGCATTGTGTCATGAGGCAGTCAAGTTGGCCTATCTGAACGCCGGCCTGACGGGGCTGATCGGCGCGCCGACTTATCCGATGTTACGGGACGCAACGCAGGCAACCTTGTTGGAGATTCTGGACGGCAATAACATTCCGTACGAACACAACAAGGCAGAGAATACATTGGTCCTGAAAGAGACGGGATCTCGGATCCTGTTTCGTCCGGTGGATGAATTCGAACGGCTGAGAGGTACGAACCTGGCGTGGTTTGGCCTCGACGAATTGACGTACACGCAAGAGGGCGCCTGGCTCCGGCTCGAGGGTCGACTGCGGGATCCGAAGGCGAAACGGCTTTGTGGTTTCGCGGTATGGACTCCGAAGGGATATGACTGGGTCTACCAGAAGTTCATTGCGGATCCGGTAGGCGGGTATGAAGTGATTGTCGCGAAGGCGGCGGAAAACCGCCACCTACTCGAGAAGATCCCGGACTTTTACGATCGACTGAAACAGAGTTACGACGAGAGCTTCTTCCGTCAGGAAGTGATGGGCGAGTATCTGAGCCTGTCCGGGGGAAAGGTTTACACAGCTTTCTCGAGGAGCGAGCATGTCGGCGAATTGCGGGTGAACTCATCGGTCCCGCTGCTGTGGGCGCTCGACTTTAACGTGGATCCGATGTCGTCGGTAGTGGCGCAGGTGGTAAGAGGCGAGGTGCTGGTGCTCGATGAGATTGTGATACGGCGGTCGAGCACGGCTGCTGCATGCGAGGCGTTTCTGGGGAGATTCCCACGACATGACGCTGGCGTCATCGTGTACGGGGATGCGTCGGGTCACACCCAGCAGACTACTGGCTATTCGGATTACCAGATGGTGCGGGAGCAATTCCGGATCCATTCGAGCGTGCCGGTGAGTTATCGGGCGCCGAAGGCGAATCCAGCAATCCGGGATCGGGTAAACCTGATGAATTCCAAGCTGCGGTCAGCGTCCGGAGAGATTCGGATGAAGGTCGATCAGAAGTGCAAGGAACTTATCAAGGATCTCGAGCAGGTGATGTACAAGGCCGAGACCAACGTGATCGACAAAGAGCGCGACCGTCAGCGGACACATTTGTCGGACGCGCTGGGATACCTGCTGTGGCAGGAATGCCGGCCACAAGCAACGATCGGGGAAAGACAGGAGAGGCTGATCTAGCGCGAGAGCGCGTGAGGCTGAAGGTAATGGAAAACATCAATCGAGAACATCCCGAATACGCGGCGCGGAAGGCGATGTGGAAGCAGTACAAAGACCTGTACGCGGGCGGCGAGCGATTACGCGAGAACGCGTCGGACTACCTGGTGCAGCGCCACAAAGAGCCGGAGAGAGTCTATGCCGAGCGGCTGAGCCGAGTGTTCTATGAGAACTACATCGGGTCGATTATCGACTGGTACGCCGCTACGTTGATGCGACGAGAGCCGGTGCTGCTGTTCGATGGCAGTGACAGTGCGGCCAGGAAGTTCTTCACGGAATTCGCCGAGGATTGCGATCTGCGGGGGACGAATCTCTCGGAGTTCTTCCGGCAGAGGTTCGTGCAGGCGATGGTATGCGGAGCCAGTTACATCGCGTTGGATTTTCCGCAGGTAAGCGGGGCGGCGATGACGCGGGCTGAGGAAGACGCACAGGGCCAGTCGCGCGCGTACCTGATGGAGTACGGTGCGGACGAAGTCATTAACTGGGGCTACGGAGAACGCGGCGGGTTCGATTGGGCGGTTGTCCGGACGTCGTGCCTGAAACAGGCGAGTGTGACGGACCCGGTATGGGAGCGGGAAACGCGGTGGGTGTACTACGACCGCGAGAGATATCAACTCTATCGCCAGAGTGGCGAGTCGAAGAAGATCGAGTTGCTGGGCGAAGGACGGCACGCGCTGGCCTCGCTGAAGCGGGTTCCTCTGTTCGAGTTGCGGGTGTCGGAAGGGCTTTGGCTGATGAACAAGGCCGGGCTGCTGCAACTGGAGCACTTCAATAAGTCGAACGCGCTGTCATGGGCGCTGACGATGGGGCTATTCGCGACTCCGGTGATCTACTCGGAGCGGGAGTGGAGCCAGGTCGTCGGAGAGAGTTACTTCATCCAGCTCGGTCCGAACGATCGTTTCGGGTGGACAGAGCCGGAAGGCAAGGTCTACCAGATCGCCGCGGATAACCTGGTGCGGCTCAAAGAGGAGATCTACCGGGTCTGTTACGTGATGGGACAGGCCGGGGGCACGATGGCGGGCGACCTGAAGCAATCCGGGCTGAGTAAGCAGCGGGACTTCGGGATTACGCAGGAGGTGCTACGTGCCTACGGGGATGCGGTAAAGGAATCGATGAAGCAGGTGCTGCGATCGATAGCGGCTGCGCGGCAGGACGGGATCACGGTGGACGTATCGGGATTGGACCAGTTCGATATCGGCGATTTTAGCGAGGAACTGGACGACGCGAAGAAGCTGCTGGAGTTGGGGATTGGTTCAGAGACTTTGAAGAAGCAGGTTTTCAAGAAACTGGCTTTCAAGTACCTGTGCGACGCGCGGCAGGAGGTCAAGAACCAAGTGGCGGACGAGATCGACGGAAGTCGGTAAAGGCCTGAAGGAAGAAGGGAGACACATGGAAGGTTTGGACGTGCAGGCGATCGTGCGGCAAGCGATCGAGGAGTTCGTGAATCAGGAGCGATCCAAGAGCGAACCGGCGCACAAGGCGGAGCTTGCGGAAGAGCGCAGGCGGCGCGAACAGCTCGAACGACGGATGAACGAACTGGCGGAAGAGGCGAAGCGGAGCCGGCAGGCAGCGGCAGAGGCGGAGCGGAATTCGGCAATTCGGACAGAACTGCAGAAGCTGGGTGTCGCGAAGCTGGACATCGCTTATAAGGCGGTGCAGGACGATGTACAGCGGGCCGACGACGGGCGTTTGATCGCCCGGGGAGAAGCAGGCGAGGTCGGATTGAAAGAGTATCTCGCTCAGTTTGTCGCGGCGAACCCGGAATTTCTGCCGGCGCGGATCGCGGGCGGCGGAACTGGAATGACGGCGACCCAGAAGGCACCTCCGGCTCCGCGGGAGGCAGTAGAGCTGGAAGGAATTCGTCCGGGCATGAGTGCGGAAGAGATGCGGCGGGTACGAGAAGAAATCGTGCGCGTAGCCTCGCATACGTTGCGGGGCATGTAAAGAGGCGGCCGTAGGGATCCGGCACATGCCGGAGCTCTGCGGACCCCATCGCCGGTCACGGAGATGGCGGCCGCCAGGGATCGGCGGCGATAGAAGTTCCCATAAACAAGGAAGAGCAAAAGGATAACTCAATGGCAGCAATTACCTCAACGAATCTCGCGAACGCGATTGTGAAATTAGTGGCGGCTGACGCTTTGCCGGTTTTGACCGGGAATCTCATCATGGGCAACCTGGTGAACCGCGACTACGAGCCGGTGTTGGCCCAGGCGGGCGACACCGTCAACATTCCGATCCCGCCGACGATGTTTGCCAACAACATCGCAGAGGGTGGGACGGTGCAGACGCAGAATCCGAGTCTCGGGAATGCGCAGATCGTGCTCAACACGCATGCTGAAGCGACGTTCCAGATTCCGGATGTGACGAAGGTGCTGGCGGTGCCGGACCTGCTCCGGATCTACATGGAGCCGGCGGTGGCCGCGATCGCGCAACGGATCGAAAGCGACCTGCTGGGACTGTACGCCTCGTTTACCGCTAACACTCCCGTGGGCACAGCCGGGTCGCCGATCACGGAAGCAACGGTGGACGCGGCCGAGACAGCGCTGTTCCTGGCGAAGGTTCCGCCCTCCGATCAGAAGTTCCTGGTGGTGGACGCCGCGACGTATTCGCAGTGGCGCCAGATTCCGCGCTTCAGCGAGTTCCAGAGTGCCGGAGACGCCGGGCTTCGCTGCCTGGTGGACGGCACTGTTGGAAAGGTGAAGGACTTCTTCGTGTTCCGGTCGCAATTCGTTTCGCGGACCGGGAGTTCGCCGACGACGACTCACAACCTGGCGTTCACCAAGAACGCGCTCGGCCTGGTGGTTCGCCGCCTGCCCCGTCCGCTGCCGGGCACGGGAGCGATCGCGGAGTACGCGGAACTGGGCAACTTCGGCGTGCGCGTGCTGATGAGCTATCAGCCGAACACGCTCGCGCAGCAATTCACGGTGGACGTCCTTTACGGCTGCGGCGTCCTGCGGAACAACATGGGCGTTCAGGTCAACACCTAAATCGACACGGTTGTATCAGGGCGGGGCCAACCAGGCCCCGCCGAAAGAAAGGAGATCAGGATGGACTTGAGGATTTATTACCAGAAGATTCGGGAGATCGAAGAAGTGATCGCTGACGCGGAGGCTGTAGTGGTCAGCGCGGAGACCGACGACGGCGGCCGTGCCGGAATTCGAATCGAAGTGCCGAGACGGCTAGCCGCAAAGATGGTGGTGGAGGGTCGCGCACGCCTGGCCACTCCGAAAGAGGCGAAAGATTTCCGGGACGAGCAGTCAGAAGCGAAGCGGGCCGCCGATGAGGTGATCGCGCTGAGCAAAGTACAGCTGTCGGTGGTTCCGACGGCGGACCTACACCGGCTGAAGGTTGCGACCAAGCCGGCGAAAGACTGAGGGACGACCATGGCGCTCTTCACGGACGGGATCATTTCAGGGCTGGAGGATTTGGCAGCCCAGGACTCCTCCATTCTCGACATCGCGAATTCGGAGGGAATCGACCTGACGCGGAAACTGGAATTGGCGCAAGGGGAAGTCGGAATCGATCTTACGGCTGCAGTGAGCCGGATCGGGTCAGGCCAAGGCCTGGAGAGCGTCGTGGTTACGCCGCCCCTCAAGCTGTGGCACACGTTTCGTGCACTCGAGTTGGCATATCGGGACGCATATCACAACCAATTGAACGATCGGTACAAGGGCCGGCGAGACGAGTATCGCGAACTCGCGCGGTGGGCGGCGGAGAAGCTATTTCAGACCGGTATCGGCTTCGCGGTGGAGCCGTTGTCTCGCGCCGAGGTTCCGGTGTTGCGGGTCATCGAGGGATCGCTCCCGGCAGGGATGTACTTCGTGACGATGTGCTGGGTGGGATCGACGGGGCAGGAGAGTGCGAGCGCGCCGGTACAGTCGATCGAGTTGACGATTGCGGGCGGTGTCGAAGTGCGGCCCGCGGCCGCGCCCAGACTCGCTGCGGGCTGGAACGCCTACATCGGCGAGAGTGAGGATAGCACCCGGAAACAGAATACGGCCATGCTCGGATTGAACGAGCAATGGTCTCAGGCAGCAGCGTTATCGACCGACGGCAAACGACCGAGCAACGGACCGGAGGCGAGTTCGTTCCGGCAGTCGCCGCGGGTGTTATTGAGGGGCTGATGACATCAACAATCGGCAAAGCGGCTACGGCGAAGACACTGGAGCGACTGACAGGGCCGAAGGGTGTGCAGTCGACTCTGGCGACGCTCTTACTGGAAATCGGGAAGGCGGGATCGGGGGAAGTGATCCAAGTTCGCGCGCAGAATGTCGCGGCGGAGTTGGCGGAACGGGCCGGCCTGGTGCGGTATCCGGGCTTGAATGTGTTTTGCCACAAGGTCGTGAATGACTTCAAGGAAAAGTTCCAGAGCTTTTCGGGTCGAGTGTGGATCGGGGTTGAGGTTCGGCACTCACAGGACCGGTTGGAAGGGCTCGAGGACAAATTGGAGCTCTATGTTGACGCCCTGGCCACTTCGCTTGACCGCATTCGAGGCGACTGGGGCGACGGAATGTACTATGCGGGCGGCTATGAAGTGACGTTCGGACCGGCGAAGCATGGCGGTAAGAACTTCATCCAGTCGGCGGCCGTAACGTTTGCGGTGGAAGTAAGTCGGTAGAGGGAGGCGAGAGGAAGGGAATGGCTTCATACATATCATCGAACGCGAACCGGTTCTATACAGCGGTGGAAAGCGCGTATGGACAGGTCGGAGAGATTGCTGCGAGCAACCGAATTCCGGCAGTCAAACTGGCTGTGCGGCAACAAATGGAAGTTGCCGAGCGGCGGGACAAGACTGGGAGCCGGACCTTTTCGGGACTGCCGGCGGGGCTGCGACGGAAGACTAACTTCGACCTGAAAACCTATCTTTCGAGCTGGGATAAGGGATCGGCGACGGGGCCGGGCTATGCCGCTCTGTTCCAGGCCGCGCTGGGTGGCCCTCCACTGCACTTCGGAGGCGGCACGGCGGCGGCAGGATCGCAGGGCACGACTCTCAACTTCGGGAGTGCCCACGGACTTGTGCCGGGACAGGCAGTTTCATTCGAGGGGGAGATTCGATTTGTCAGCGCGATTGTCAACGCCAGTTCGGTCATACTGAACGCGCCGTTTGCGACGCAACCGGCGGCGGGATCGGCGATCGGAGCGACGGTCACGATCATGCCTGCGACGGAACTGCCGAGCGTGAGTATTTTCGATTACTGGAGCCCAACGAGCGCGATCCAGAGAATCCTGTACGGGGCGGCGGTGGATCGGATGGAAGTTCAAATCAACGGTGACTTCCACGAGGTTCGGTTCACCGGAGTGGCACGGGAGATTGCGGACTCGGGGACGTTTACGTCGGGGATCGCGCAACTCGAGGACTTCCCGCCGGAGCCGCTGATCGAGGGCGCCGAATACGCTGTCGTACCCGGACACATGGGACAGGCATGGATCGGGACGACGGCGGACCGGTTCTGCACGATTACGGGGGCATCGATTGTGCTCGAGAATGATCTGGACACACGCTGGCGGGAATTCGGCGGATGCGAGGTGCGATCGATCTCACCGGGGAAACGCAAGGTCACAGCGTCCTTTGACCTGTTCAGCAAGGACGACGAAAAGACGGCGGGCCTGTACCAGGCAGCGAGGCAGCAATCGCCGATCTCGGTGATGTTCCAGCTCGGCGAAGCCGAAGGACAACTCACCGGCGTGTATCTGAAGAGCGTAGTGCCGGAAGTACCGGAGTTCGACGATAGCGAGAACCGGCTGCAATGGCGGTTCCAGGAATCGAGGGCGCAAGGCACCGTCGACGATGAGATATCGGTGGCGTTCGCGTGAAGAACCGGTACGACAGCACGGAGACGATCGAGTCCCGGGAGTGGCCCGGTGTTCGGTTCGAGGTGCGCAGGATGTCGTTCCTGCGGCGGATTGAATTGATGCGGCGGATAAGGGAACTGGCCGCTCGAATGGAGTTCGCAGAGGCCGGGATGCGTCCTGAAGACCAAATGGACGCAGGGCTGCTGCAGGCCGAGATCGACCGGGTCTACCTCGACTGGGGGCTGGCGAACGTATCGGGGCTGGAGATCGATGGGGAGCGGGCGGGTCCGCTGGATCTGGTCGACCGCGGCCCAGAAGAACTCGTTCGGGAAGCCCTGGCTGCGGTGAAGGCCGGAGCGGGGTTGAGCGAGGCGGAACGAAAAAACTGATCGCCGCCTTCCACTTCCAATTTGCCAACCAGGCCGGCTGGAAGTGCGGCGAGTGCCGGAAACACGGCCTGGAAAAGAAACGCCGATGTGGATGGCTCGCAAAAGACACCTTGCCGGACCATGCCGGCAAGGTGCCGGTGTGGGCAAGGAAGGGCGTCGGGTTGTTCGAGTGCCCAAAGTCGCTGATTACGGCGGAGAGTATCGGATGGCTGGAGGAGTTCTCCGCGCGACGAAGGATGGGCAGCCTGCGACTGGAAGACCTGGGCGCGAGAGAGGCCGAGGCGTTTCTGATGTTAGGGGAATTGCTGTCATTGGAGAAACAGGATGGCTAACAGCACACAAGAAGTAATTCTGGAAAGTTTCCGGACGGCTGCCGGCCGGCTTGCCGGAGGCGAGTCCGCGATGACCGAGAGTCTGATCACATTTCAGTCGACGGCGAACGATCTTCCGGCGGTATTGGGCGGGCTGACGCAGGCAGTGGAGAATTTCACGGGAGCTAGCCGTAGCCCGCAGAGCGTCCTGTCTAGCGTGACCAGCACAATCACCCCCAGTTCCGTCACGAAGGGCGACAGCGGGATCTCGGTAGGGGATGTCGCGGGCACCATCTTCAAAGGTGGCTTGGGGCTCGTTCCGCTGGTGCAAGGCATCTTCAAATTGTTCGGCAGTGGCGGTGCGGCCGAGGATCCTCCGGTGCTCAATAAGTACCAGGCTCCGGCGCCGGTGAGAGTCGATGCCGCGTTGTGGGATGGCGTGGTCGGCGCGGCGGACTACGACCAGTCGGGCGCACTTCGTCGGTACGCGCCGTCATCGACGCAAGAGTCGGGACGGCCGACGGGAGTTAGCGACAGGGTCGAGAGAAGCCAGCAGCAGCTATCGACACCACAGCAAGTAGTCAACGTAACGGTGCAGGCGATGGACAGCCAGTCCTTCCTGGATCACAGCCAGGAGATCGCGCGGGCCGTGCGCGAAGCCATGCTCAACACGAGCTCGTTGAACGACGTAGTGAGCGAGCTGTGATATGGCTGCCTTTCCGAAGTTGAAAACCGGCGCCGTGCTGCAGTATCCCGGGAATCGTACGCTGCGGTTCAGCAGCCAGGTTCTCCGATTCATTGATGGCACAGAGCAGACCTATCGGACCAGTGGAACCGCGATACGCCGGTGGGAGATCCGGCTGGAATTGCTCGACGAAGGCGAACTTGCCGACATAGAACGCTTCTTCCTGGACAACCAGGGCGCGTTCGGGAGCTTCGCATTCACGGACCCATGGGATGGAGAGGAGTATCCGGATTGCAGCCTGGAAAAAGACGATATGGCGGTAGAGATGTACGAGGAAATGCGAGGGCGAACCTTGCTTATCGTGAGGGAGAACCGAAACTGAATGCTAGTCTATCCGCAGCTTGCGACAGGCGCTTCGGTGCAGTATCCGGCAACGCGGAGACGTGCCTGCCGAACGGTGGTGAACCTTGGCGAGGGCGGCACGTCGATCAAATACGCCGACGATGGCGCTGAGGTGGTGGAGTGGGAGCTGACTTATACCGGGTTGACCGATGACGAAGCGGTCACTCTCGAGGATTTCTTCCGGAGTACGGAAGGGCGGCTGAAGAGCTTCGTGTTTCCGGATCCGCTGGGGAACCTGCTGGCCTGGAGTGACAAGCTCGACGAAGGCGCATGGTCGGTGGACCCGCAGATCGCACTTGCCGGAGGACAGGCAGATCCGTTCGGCGCGGAGCGGGCCTGCCGCGTCACAAACCTCAGCGGGGGCGAGCAAGGGATTCGACAGACGCTCGAATTGCCGCCGGACCGAACTTACTGCTTCAGCGTGTTTGCGAAGGCAGCCGCGGCCTGCGCGATCGAGATGACGCGTGACGCGGAACGACGCGGCCGTGCTGTCGGAACTGAGTGGACGAGGCTTGTCATCGCGGGCCAGTCGTCCGGTTCAGGCGAGTCGGTGACGTTCGGCATGGTGTTTCCTGCCGGAGCGTCGGTCCTGGTTTTTGGAGCGCAAGTAGAAGGGCAGATTGGAGCCTCGGGTTACAAGGGGACAGGGTCGCGAGGCGGAGTTTACGAGAACGCGCGGTTTCGGGACGATGAGCTACGGATCACCGCGGAAGGGGTAGGCCGGCATTCATGCCGGGTCCACATCACGCATGCAAACCATCTATGAGCTAAAAGAGCAGGCGGTGACAGAGACGCCGCTGCTGCTGGTCGACTGCGTGCTGGCGGACGGTCGGACCGAGCACTGGTGCACTCACAAGGTAGAAGCGGGCGGGCACAGTTACGAGGCGCGAGTGCTGCGGCACAATGTCTTCGAGATACAGGCCGCGTCGGACCAGGGTGTGGATGGGATTCCACGGGTTTCGTTGTCGTTGGCGAATGCGGATTCGTACCTTTCTCAAATCGAGCGGTCGGTGGGACTGAAAGGCGCACGACTGACCGTCCGGTTTGTCTTCTACGATCTGAAGAACGGCGAGGAGGCCAGCGCATCGAGCGTGATCTTCCTCGGGACGTGCAACCCGCCCGAGGAGATTACGGAGTCGACTTTTCGGATATCGGCAACAAATCGGATGAGCATGCAGCGGGTGCTGATGCCACAAGTTCGGATCCAGCGCCGGTGCCCATGGAACTTCCCGTCGACCTCAGCGGAACGTGAAGAAGCTGTGGAGGGCGGGGTCGAAGGGAAATACTCGCGATTCTATCGGTGCGGGTATTCGGCGGGGGTTGAAGGCGGCACGGGCGCGCTCAACGGGTCGGAACCGTTTGCCTCCTGTGGCTACACGCGGCCGGACTGCCAGGCGCGGGGTATGCTCACGCACTTCGGCGGCCTGGAATACGTTCCATCCACTATTGATGTTCGGAGCTTCGGCGATAAGAGCGCGCACGCTTCGGCGGTGGCGCCGAATGAGGCACGATACAACGATTTTGTTCCGATGGTTTACGGGACCGCGTGGTTCAACCCACCAGTTGTGTTTGCACGGAACGACGGCAACCTGACGCACATGGAAGTGCTTCTCGGCATCGGAGAGATACAGGGCGTCGTCAAGGTTCTGGTAAACGGCATCGAGATTCCGCTGGGTCGAAAAGGCCAGAACATGACTGGGACGGGTTGGTACAACGTGCCGACTGTCGGAACGCGGGTGGGCGGTTTCAATCTCGACTTCGTGAGTGCTGACGGGAGTCCTGCCGGCGACCCCTATGGAAGCATGGCATATATGTCGGTGGTGGTGCCAAATCGGGTGAACGACGGCCGATCGGTTCCTAATGTCAAAGTACTGATGGAGGGGTTGAAGGTTCCGGTTTACGGCGAAGACGGCGCACTTACAGGCGAGGCGTGGTCGAGCAATCCGGCGTGGATTTTGTTGGACGTCCTGCGGCGGAGCGGCTGGAAAAGTGAGGAGATCGACATCACCAGCTTCGCGAAGACGGCGGCGTACTGCGACGAGTGGGTGCCGGCGAACGATTCCAATGGCAACGCGATTCAGATCGCCCGGTTCCAGTGCAACCTGGTGGTACAAAAGCGTCGAAGCGCGGCTGATCTAATTCGCGGGATTAGGAATGCGTCGCGCCTCTATCTGACTTACGGCATGGGTGGACGTGTGGAGTTGCGGGCAGAGAATACGCTAGCCTTGCAGCAGCCATCCAAGCCGGAAGGCTCCAACAGTTTAACGACACTTGAAGGCGGGTGGCCTGCTTATGAATTCGGTGACGGGACGATGGGACGGTCCGGCTTGCTGCGAAGAGCGACCGGTGAACCTGCGATCCGTTTCTGGGCTCGAAGCAGCAGTGATGCAGCAAATCGATTGTCGGTGGAATTTCAAGACGCCCTGAACGAGTATCAGCAGGACAGCCTGTCGATAGTAGATGCCACCGATGTTGCGCGAACGGGCCAAGAAACCACGGCAGCCCTCGGAGTGCTCGGGATTCCGAACTTCGATCAGGCTACGCGCATTCTGCGTTATCAGCTCGAGAAATCGATTCGAGGGAATTTCTACGCCGAGTTCAGCAGCAGCGTGAAGGCGTTCGGCTTGAAGCCGGGAGACTTGATCGCGCTCACTTATGGCAAGGAAGGCTTCGATCGACAACCGTTCCGAGTCGCGAAGATCGCTCCAGGCCCGGGCTTCGGGACGGCAGTGATCACGGCGCAGATTCACGACGACGCCTGGTATGCAGATGCAGACGGAGGATCGGGAACGTCGGGCGGAAGAGAGAACAGATCCGGGATTGGACTGCCGAGACCGGTAGTCGGCACAGAGGTGGATGAGAATGGCGACGCGCAATTCGGCGTCGAGGAAGTGGCCCTGGAAGGTGGGTCGAGTACCCTTTCGGTATCATTTATTGCCCCGAAAGGAGCGTCAACGACGGGTCCGAAGGTGCCGCTGCTGAGCCTGGCGGCGACGATCGGGGCCAGCGGAACCCTAGCTGGAGGGCAGAGCCTCTATTACGCGATTTCCGGGGCCGACGCGACAGGCTTGGAAGGTCCACTATCGTTTGTGGTGCGGGCGACGCTGCCTGACGGCGATGGCTATTCGGTGACACTGAAGGGGCTGAGCTTCGGAGGGGAAACGACGTGGTTCCATGTTTACCGCGGGACGACTCCGGCGCAGCTGTATCGCATCGCTTCGGATGAACCGATCGCAGGCGCTTTCACTGACGAAGGGCGCGCGCGACTGGCCGTTCCTCCACCGGACCCGAACTTCGATCACGCCAATTTCTATTGGCGTATGGAGTTGCAGCCTGAGGCGGCAGTGACGACCCATTCGGCGAGTGCGGTGGGGAATGACACCCTCGAGATGGCCGAAGACCGATATCGCGGGGCGGTAGTGAGGATAACTCGTGGTCCGGGGGCTGGGCAGGAGCGTGTTGTCCTGTCGAATACGGCCACTGTTTTGACGGTCTCGACGGCTTGGGACGTGGAACCCGATTCGGGCACCTGGTTCGCGGTCGCGGAGGCCGGCTGGCGCTTCGGGGCTGTATCGGCAACGAGTCCGGTGAAGTTCGATGTGCCGAATCGGGCGGGCCAGACTGTCGAGATAAGCGGACGAGCGGCAAACGTCAATGACGTTGAGTGTGCGGCAGAGTTGTCGACTGTGTCGCGGTGGGTGATCGGCGGCGGCACGAGTGACACCGACGTTCCAGCGGCGCCGGTGTTCGCGCTTAGTTCTGGAAACCGGGGCGGCCTTCTCGAGGTCCGGGCAGTCAGTTTCGAGGAACTGACTAACACGCGTACTATTACCTCGGGCACGCTCACGCTGTGCTTCTGGAACGAATTGACCGGGCTGTCACCGATTGCGACTGCGAACGCGATGTCAGCAGAGGACTCCATAGTCACGCTCAGTACTCCAGGGACAGCGGGCGTCGATACGTTCATTCAGGTGGAGGGCGAGCTGATGAAGGTGGAGGAGCGCCTGGAGTCGGGGTTGAAATACCGGGTCACCAGAGGGGTGAACGATACGGACGCGAGCTCTCACGACGCCGGAACCCCCGTGTATCAACTCGAGAGCAAAACAGTGGTGTTACCGTTTCCGAAAGACTTTTTTGGGAGCCCATACTCGGGCAGTTGGATGTATCCGCTCAACCTGCCCGACGTGCGTCTGGCCAGCGCAGAGCTTTTCGTCACGAATCAAATCGGGAACAGCCCGAAGCGTGCGATGGGATTGACGCGGCGAGCGAACTGGGGCCTACGGACTCTCTCGGGTGGGCAGTACACAATTCAGGTCGAGGGGTTTCTGGCGGTGGACCAGATGGCCGCACCGCCACTGATCGTGGAGTCCACGCACGCGGTCCGGGATATCTTTGCGGTGGTCGGCAGCGTTGCCGACGGCCCGATCGGCATTCAGTTGAACGTCGATGACCTACCTTACTGCTCCGTCACGATACCCGAGCTGTCCTTGTCGTCGAATTCGGCGAATGGCTTTCTTCTGCCGCTTCTTCAGTCGGGGGCGCGGATCTCACTCTCGATAACTTCAGTGGGGCAGACCGTTCCTGGTAGCGATCTGACTGTGGTCATTCGACTCTGATGCCTGAGACACTACAGAAACTTCGACCGGACCGGGACCTGCAATGCTATTTCGAACGCCCTTCAGCGATAGCAGCGCTTAGCGAAGCGAGCGCGAATGGGTTCACGGTGTCCGGATGCTGGCGACAGCAATTCGACTGGGCGGTGATCGAGTGGAATCGCGACAATGTCTTCGAGCATACAGACCTGCGGAACTTGCCGGACGGGGATCTAAGCGGGCTAACTCTGAGTTACGAAGAGGAGCGATCGAATTCCATTCCTCTCGATTCTAACTTATATCCTACGGTCGACTGGCCGTATTTGCGGCTATGGGCCGAAGGTAACAACGGGATCGAGCAGTTCTATCAGGTACCGCTGAGGCGGTACGCAACGGCGGTTAATGGCGAATACCGCGGAGCGACTGCGACCTTCGAGTTAAGCGGAACTCCCACAGCCGGGGATTACATCGAACTGGCCTGGGAAGCGGAACACTACAACTATCGGATCGCAGGGGGCGACACTTTGTCGAGCGCGGCCGAGGCGCTGGCTCAGTGGATCAGCGAGCACTCGTCGACCGTTTCGGCGGTGGCGACGGATAGTCGAATCACATTGACTTACTCGAGTTCGATCGGTGCAAATGCCAACCGGATCGGTGTTTACGGGATGGTTCAGGGAGCGAAGACGGAGACGTGGGTTCAGTCCAGCATGCTCTTTGCCGGCGGGCAGTCGCCGACGCGTTGGCGGATCGATCTGAACTTCGCGAACCTGAGGGACAAGTCTGACGCGCAGGTACCCACCAACAAGGTGCGGAAGCTGCGCTGGACATGGGCGGCTGACCTACAGTCGGGGAGTTACGTGCGAGGCGAGTTCGCCGTGACGATCAGTGCCTGGACGGTGGGTGGGCAGGGCCGGGAGTATCAGTTGGCTGGTCCGGGAAGCCGGCGAATTGAAGACGACGCGCCGGAGGTAATCTACACGGGATCCTGGACCGATTCGCGGGGCAATTATTCCGGCGGGGCTATTCGACACACGACTGGGGCTGCTTCTCTGCGGTGCACGTATCGCCACGATGTGGCACACCGCCTATATCTGGGGACGAGACGGGCTCCGAGTACGGGAGTCGTGACATTGTCGGTAGATGGGATTGTACGAAGCTGCAATTTGCACCTGGCTGGCGAAGATGTTCTTGTGCGGGTGGCGGTTGGCGATCTCGCTCCCGGAACGCACACCGTCGAGGTTTTGCACGCGGCGGATGGGAGTTGGTTCTACTTCGATTATCTGGAGATTGCGGTGGTCTCCAGCACCGTGCCGGAGTTTGCGGACATAGAAGACACTACGCTCGCTACGGACTGGGACACGGACCATTCTATTGCAATTGCTCCGGAGCGAACAGCCTGGCTGATCAGTAGGCTAGGATTCAAGGGGCGCGCCAACCACTATGTCGGAGCGCTGTGGTTTTACGAGTTGGTCAGACCGGGTCACTCTTATGCGTCCGCTACCGTCGAGTTCATCGGCAGTCCTGTGTGGAGCCAATTCACACGCGTCCGGCTCGGGCCGACTACGATCGAACATTTGAATCTGGTCGGTGATACCTCCGATAGCATCGCGAAGTGTTTCGAGATGCTGATTAATCAGGGCTCGACAGGGGTGTGGGCACGTGCCGACGGCGCAAGGCTGACCCTTACGGCCCGAGCGATGGGAACGTCGGGAAATGGGCTGACAGTCGAAGTGGAGACGCACGGTGAGGGGTTCTCCGCGAGCGGCGATACGATGCTGGCACATGGAGCGGATGGGATTTGGCGAACGGATCTGCAGGCGGTGCCGCGGGTGAATCGGGCGGCTCGCGATTGGGCGCGTAGTTTCTGCAAGTCTCTGCGTAGCGAGGGCATCGATGTCACTGCCGCATTTAGCATGGAACTGCAGCACGGCGACGACACCCTCGAAGCGGGCATCGCGCAGAGGTACCCGGACGGGAACGCGGCATGGTTAAACACTCCGGCGCTGCAGACCAATTTCTCCCCTGCGAGCACCATCTTCTGGAGGCAGGTCTATGCGGATATGGCTCAAGTAATGGTGGAAGCGGGTGTCCGGCCGTATCTGCAGTTCGGCGAAGTGCAGTGGTGGTATTTTCCGAATGCGTCTGGATTACCCTTCTACGACTCCTACACTAAGTCGACCTTTCAAGCGCGGTACGGCCGGCCCATACGAACAATTGTGAATCAGAGCCAGTCGCCGGCAAGCTTTCCGGA